ACTAAGACCGCACGAATATAATGGTGGGTTACCACCAAACGAATCAGAAAACCGATACTGGAAAAACTCTAACGCGGTGGCCAGTTTTAGTTGACCACAACAGAGGCCTGAATCCTCATTAAGGGACAGGACTACCAGTAACGCCTGTTTAAGATGATCTTCTTTGTCGTTTTGCACAATTCCACCCCGTTCAAAGTTGTCAGACTTTAAATGTAGACTGAATTACCTTAGACATTGCTCGCTGACGTACTGCTGCAGCCCGGCTATTTGCTTTGTGGCGGTTTCGATCCGCTCTCTGAGGGTGAAATAATCTCGTTCAGCGGAGTCAGTAAGTCGGGGGCCGGTGCCATCATCCAGGCCGGTGGTGCTGGTCGCTCCGTTCGTAGTGCATCTGGCATTGAGCTGCAGCCGACGCTTGCCAGTAGCAACATCATGCTCAAGCTGATCAATAGTTGCTTTTGCATCCTGCAGTTCTCCGGTGTATTTGGCATCGAGCGCAGCGACATCACGCTGGCGCACCTGCATGTCGGTGATGGTGGCTTTCGCCAGTTTCAGGTTTTGCTCGGCGGCGTCAGCACGCTTCTTCTCTTCACCTACCTTGCCGAGCAGGAGGTAAATAACCAGGAAGGATAAAAGCAGCTCAATGCCGATTATCAGCCAGGCTTTATAGGTCATTTTTGCTCTCCGCCAGGCACATGCTGCGCTCCATCTCGCGCCGGTTCTGGAGGCCTTTCCATTTCATGCCACCAGCGTAAACCCAACGGCGCATTTCTTCGCACGCCCCGTCGTGATCACCTTTGTTCAGCTTGCGCAGAAGCGTGGACTTCGAGAACGCGTCAGAACCAACGTTAAAGACAAAGCTGTAAAGCGCGGCGCGCTGATACTCGCCCAGCGGCACCCTGACCAGATTGTCTACCATGCGCTTTGCTGGCTGGAGGTCTTTCCAGAGCAGCTGGTCACACTCGCGATCTGTATAAGTCTTACCCCTGACGATATCCCGCCCAGTATGGCCGTCGCACACAGTCCACACCCCGGCGACGTCTTTATAGGCCTCGTACTTCCGCCCTTCGACGCCGTCCTGCCCACCGAGGAAAAGTGAGGCAATCAGCATTGCGCCGCCACCAGCTGCGGCGATCAGTTTATTGCGAAGGCTGCTGGTCATAGGCATATCAGTCTTCTCCAACTTTCACCGCCGGGCCGTATTTCTCCAGCGCCTTAACCTGCGCATTAGCGACCTTGCGTTTGAAATACCAGTTAATGAGTCCTGTAACGATTATCCCGGCAATACCTGCCAGTACGCCGATGGCGCTCCATTCGTCAGGACTCAGTTTTGTGAGGACGCCGTTCAGGATGGTTCCTCCTGAGGTGCCGAGGGCGACTCCGGTGACAAGTTTGCTCATACGGGACATTTCTCTCACCTCGCCAGGATGCGGGTGCTGTGTGGGTAGGGCTCAGGCTCGCCGGATGAATTAACGACAGACCTTGATGGGGGTTTCCGGGAGCCTGAAATAAAAAAGGCCCGCTTATTCAGCAGGCCTAACTGATTAGACAATTTAAGTAGGTAGTCGTGTTACTTGGCCATTCCCGGTGCAACAACTGTGTCGAGCAGCGTCACTTCCCGACCAGGATGTCGGGTGGGCGGTTATGGTCTGGTTCACAATTTAAAAATAGCACCAGTTTCAAAGTGGGGATAAAAAAATGCCTGCTTGTAAAAGCAGGCATAAATTGAAACAGTCACGGATACTCAGATAGGTGCCGGGTGCCTCCCGGTGACTCGTTACCAGTTATTAGAGTCGCAAGCACATCTGCCCTTAGCAGTTAACTGGATTGCCCCGCCGCACAGGGGGATTCACCTAGCATTTAACCATAGCAGAAATTTGTCAGGATTCTAAAGTGTCCAGTTTCGTTCACAAAGCAGAAAATGAGCCCTGTTAAGCCATTGAGCGGCACGCTTCCGCACAACGAAGGCAGGCTTCAGAGCATTTCTGACAATGTTCTGCTTCGTGCTTACCACATTCCTCACCGCATTTCTGACAAATTTCTGCGCAGACCTGGCATACCGATTTCGCAAACTCACTTTTGAAGGTCATAAATTGTGCCGCGAGCCGACAAATATTTGCGCACTGCATATCGAGTCTTATGCACTCACGCATCATATCCACTTGCTCTTCTTTCAGACATGAAGCAGCACAATAATCACAGGCAGCCGCGCATTTGTAGCAGGCCTCGATACATTCAGCATGGTTAACTGGCATAGTTCGCTCCTTTCAGTCGTAAGCATAAAACTAAGTCTGGTTACCTGAGAGCGATGACGCCAGTCAATGAGAGCGTTATTCCAAATTTGCCTAAATATTAGATGCAGGTAGCGCATTCGAATAACGACTACATCCAACAAATCACGAACCGACCGGCGGTATCATAATGGTGTGAGAGGACCTTCAAGAACTTTTGCTTCACCGTTATCACAAATGGGATCCCCCTGCGTCAGGTGCCAGATACCGGTTACGGTCTTACCCGTTTCAAGATCTTCCGTTTCTCCATCGGTATAGTAGGCAACCTGAACCCTGCCGTTGTGCTGTATCCAGTAATAACCCTCTTTCATACCTTCCTCCCTCCTTACTGTGAAGAGAGTGTAGCCATTCTGGTTATGGGTTGGTGTGAGGAATACTGAATTATGAATGTAGCGATAAACTGGTCCGCCATCGAGGATTTGAACCCCGAACCACAGAGGTAGAAGCTCCGTGCTCTCTCCTGTTGAGCTAATGGCGGAAAAAAAAGACCAGCAGTGAATGCTGGTCGTAAATGCCGTTGTATACACATTGGGCGTTTGCCCACGTCACTCTAATTATGTTTCAAGATCATTATAGCACTCACCCAAGCGACAGGGTGGCGAATGCAGGCAATAAAAAACCCCGCCGAAGCGAGGTTTCAGAATTTGTTTGATAAAGGCTTTTCGTCGCTGCCATCGTGGCGCAGCTCTGCCAAGCATGAATGGATTATTCATTTTTCTGGCCCGTTTTCAACTCTATTTGAAAAATATTTAACATACCTCTCACTTTTGCTCGGCTTCTATCTGCCGGCGAACGGCCAGAAAGACTTTCGCCTGGAAGATTTCAAGGCACCAGCGCACCCGCTTGCGCGCTTCTCCGTCAGTAAGCCAGGGGGCCACGTGCTGCAACTCCCGGGTGATGTCGGATATCTTCTTGCGGGTGGTATAGAACTGCAGGCCGACCACATAAACCGGATCGCGCTGGTCGAAGGTGTTCAGCATGATCTGTTCGATAAAGTCGGCATCATCATGGCGCTCGCTCTCTTCTATCAATTCAGACAGGGTTACCGGCCACAGAATGGACCGGGCGCGCAATGCTGCCTGTACGCCACGGAACCCCTCTTCCCTTGCCTGACCCAGCGCCTCAGTGATACGCGATAGCTGACTGTCCGACCACTCCGATTGCTTGACCTCAGACCAGAACTGGCTGCAGTTCTCCAGGCGGTATTGCGCACGGGTTTTCCCGCCGACGCATTCTCCCCAGACCGTCAGCAGAGATTTGATCCAGGCAGACTGGACGCTCTTCAATGGTGTGAACTTCCCGAGATAACTTTTTCTCGGCGCTGCAGCTGCTTTACCCAAACCTTCGATATGAATGCGGCGTTGACGTGGTGTCATCCTGTACTGCTCCTTAAGCCAGAACGCCGAGCGCAAAGGCCCGGTCCAGCACTCTGATTATCATTTCCGGCTGAGTACCGTGCTTACGCTCGAATTTCACCGGATCGTTATGTAGTTCGGTATGGTGCTGTCGGCACAGGGGGATCACGAGACTGTCGTGCGCCTTCGTTGCCATGCCTCCCTGGCCCCAGCCGATTAGATGGTGTGGATCATCTGACGGCCTGCCGCAGCACTCGCAGGGCTGCGTCTTAACCCATGCCAGATATTTGGGTTTGTCCCATCGGGTCCGCTTTGGCCGCTTCATCAGGGTCTGCGGGGACTCGGGATCCACCACTACGCCCACGATTGGCTTAATGGCTGGTGGCGCACCTGCAGGTGTTGCAGGTGCTGCAGGTAGCGCGCGGGCCTTATCGGAGATGATGCTGGTGGCCGGTACCGACGGTACTATCTCGCTCTCCCGGTACGTTTGTTTCTCTGCCGGCAGGCGCAATGCCTCGCGGGCAACGGATTCAGGCAGCGCGTCGGTGACACCGGCACGAACAGCCCACCAGCACAATTCAGCCAGAGATAGTTCACGGGTTTTGTCGAGCGCCAGCGCCACCCGGGCGATGTCCAGCACCCAGTCGATGACGTTCTGTCGCGCCAGCTCCGCCAGACGTTCGGTGTACTGCTCGCGCAGCCGGTTGTCACAGTGGCCACAAAGGAGAATCGCGCCGGGCTCATGCCGCATGGTGGTCAGTTCGTGATAGTGGTAATCGCTGTGCTGGTACTGGCAGGTGCCGCCGCCGTGGCGCAGCAACCAGTATTCCAGGCCAGCCAGTCCACCAGCAGCGGTGATCACCTTTTCGTGGAGGAAGAACGGACGCAGCGCCGGGTTGGCCGCCAGCGTCTGGCGCAGATCGGGAACTCGCCCGGTCTCAAAGCTGGCCATGCTGGCAGGCTGGCTCTCCACCAGCACGCGCCCTGAGATAAATATGGGCATCAACTCGCGGCCGGGTTTCAGCAGCACAACGCCCAGCTCCCGGGCGATAACTGGTTTCAGCAAGGCGCGCATCAGTCTATCTCCCCGATGATGATCTGCCCTTCTTCGCCCCAGCGCTTCGTCACGCGGGAATCCCAGATATGGGCGTCATCTGCATAGATGGCATCCATCAGGGCCTTCTCCAGGTTATCTTTGTCGGGTTTCTGCTGATGGGGTTTCCCCGCCATCTCCTGGCGCTTCTTCTTGCTCCAGCTCGGAGGCATCGGGAGGATAAACGTAATGTGTGCGCCTGCTTCCGGCAGTTCGACGCCCAGCAGCCGAACGAGATCGCAGAACGCGCGGTATCGGAGAACCTCCGGCCGTTTTTTCCACTTATCCGCCCTTGTCATTCTGGGTTTGCCCATCGGGGTGATGTTGTAGGTCTTCACGCTTCCCTCCAGAGCTTTTGCTGGAAGGTCTTATCCTGCCGTGGGGCTCTGTTTGCCTCAGGCAGATAAGCGGTGAGCGTCCAGTGGATGAGATCGACATCAAGGCTACGCACAGTGCGCACATCATTGGCGCGATAGCGGGTCTCGAGTTCGTCCACTTCTTTCGTGGTGAGCTGCGTGTGAATAAAGCTGGTTTTCTTCATGCCGTCACCCCTGAGTGAGCAGGCAAAAAGAAACCGCTGATTCCGAGAGGAACCAGATTAAGTTTTTGTTTGGTAGGTTTTTGCGCCATGGTATCTCTCCAGTGGCGCAGCAGGTATAGGTTGTTCAGGCCTATGACGGGAGTTTAACAGAATTAAGCGAAACGCGGTAACCTGCCCGCTCCAGCATCTGCGTAAAGAGAGTTGGCGACCCTACAATCTCATCATCCAGAAGCGGCGTAAACGACACCTCATCACCTCGCCTGTACATCAGCGCGCGATCAAATTCAGGAAATGAGTGCAGTCGTGCAACGATAACCCCATCGTGACATCTGATGACTGCATAACCCTTTTTTGGAAATTCTTCTTTTTGTTTCACCAAACCTCCCCTTCCACCCAGGAAACTAATTACTTGCTGAATTAATAAAACCAGTCGTCAGCGCTTTCCCAGGTCTGCTGGAGGATCTCTTCTACCTTCTTCTTCGTGTCCTTTTCGCAGCCCAGAACACTTAACCCGTCTGAACCTGAGCGTCGAATAACCAGGGTGCAATCGCCTACCTGACCCTGCAGTCGTGTTAACAGTTCTTTTTCCAGAGCCGGGACAGCACCCTTAGGAAGTTCTTTAGTTCTATCAATGCTTAACTCAACTTTCATAATAGCCTCCGCTGCATTTACTGTATGAATATACAGTATACCTGTAGGCCGAATTTATCAATGCTTTAGGCGCACAAAATGCCAATAAGAACTATGAAAAATGAGAGCATAACCCCGCTTGCCGCTGGGTGTGCAAAGCGCTCGTTTCAGTCTGTAAAGTTCAATACGCGCCAACAGAGTCCCGCTTACAGGGGAGGTTAACGAGTAACTTCCGTTTTGTGCCAGAAGCAGACTTTTCTAACGCCGCTGATGTATTAATCTATGGAGATCAGGCCATATTTATAATATAAATTTACAGGTATGCTGAGTTTTACAGGGGTCAGTTTGGATATAGAGAATCGTTGTACGGCAAGCCTGTCTTTCGAACAGGCTTATATATAGCAATGAGGTTTACTTCCGCGCTATTAGCAGTTTTCCATCGATTTTGTCTAATCGGATAACTTATGTAAGAGCGAGAACCTAAAAGCGATAGCCACTGGCGTTAAATCAATCCATTACGCACCACCATTGGTTAAATAATACTCTTAACGTACAAAAATTTCCGATATCCAAACTGACCCCTAAAGGAGCTGCATGATAGAAACCATTAAGGTCACTTCCCCTGACGGTCTGGAGGGGAAGTGGAACTGGATAGCGGTCTGGTCCTCAATGTTATTGACGACGTCAAGCTGGATGAGGTAGTGGAAAATATACGTAGTTTGCGCCAAGGTTCAGCAACCGGAACCGTTAACACCGTCGAAGCAGACGGCTATTTTGTTCTTCGCAGTGCCGAGCTTGCCGGGAGGTATGTGGAATGGCCATCCATTGAGGGCGGTGACGAAGACGATGATAATTTTGGTTATGAGCTGAGCGATGATTTAATCGTCAACTAACGAGAAAGCCCGCTTTGTGCGAACATTGTCAAA